TAGTTCTTGATATAGCCATAGTATTAACACTTCCATCTTCTACGAGCCTGTCTTATTCTTGAATTAGGATCGTTTCTTGTTTTAGCAGAACTTCTTTTTAATTGACCTAAAGACCTAGCACAGTAAGACTTTCTGCGTTTTGCAGCCTTACTTCCTTTTTTTACTTTACCTGTTACTGCTGTTTTTAACTTAGAACCTGGATTTGCTTTGCGATATGCAGCAACTCCTTTCTTAGTCATACCAGCACCAGACTTAGTAGGGCGATAGTTTGCACTCTTACCCTTAGTAGTTTTGGGTATAGGGTTTTCTCGTTTTCTTTTGGTCATTAGAACTGTATCTAGCTCTTACCACCTCTAGCCGAGCCTTTAGATGATTTACCACCACCTGCCATGCCTTTAGACCTTTTCTTTTTCATAGCTGGTTCAGTCATACCACCACCAAACATTTTTTTGACGTAATCTTTGTATTGCATGACATTTTGTTCTTTGCCAACTTCAACACCAGATTTACCGCCACCTGCCATATATTTTGATTTTTTGCTAGCTCCACCGCCAGCCATATATTTAGATTTTTTCATAATTACTCCAATTAGATAAATATAATACTCCGTTTTACCAGAGTATTATAAATATAGATGATACTACTTTTTCTTAGTAGTTGTTTTTTTCTTAGCTGGTGTTTTTTTTGTGGCTTTTTTGTTTGGTGTTTTACCACCAACATAAGCTTCATTAACATCAGGAGTAGAAGGATCGTCAGCAACAAGTTGCCCTTTATCATTTCTAGCCCTTTCTCCATTCATTTCAGCACATTTGCGTTCTGCATCTTCTAAATCAGGATCAGGACCAAATACAGGTCTATAAATACCATCTTCATCAAGATGTAAAACTTTATACTGAGGAGGAAACTCACCAGTTTCAGAAATTACATAATCTTTAGTTTTAGCCATAATTAGCTCCTATTAATCAGAATACACTTTAATCATCTCTAAGACGATAGAATAAGTGTCTCCTGAACTGTGACCTTTTGTGGTAAATAAAATGTCACCATTTTTACCGCTACCTGCATTATTAGGAAGTCCACCAAAGTCTTGAAAGTCCATATGTCCATTACTACTTTCTGCTAATTCCATTAAAAGAACATTAGATGTAGCATTTAAAAACATTTGAACCGACATACCAACAATGGCATGGCTAACACGCATTACTCTAACTTCAGAACAAGATACACCTGCTGAGTTAGCAGATAAAGCAGAAACATCTACTTTAGCTACTGCGGATTCGCCTGTGCCATCGCTGACATTGGTAAACTTCATAATACAGTTTCTTTCACCATCTATGATGGTTTGTGAAGTTACTGCATCAGCCATAATTTACTCCTTATGATGCTACATCATAGCCAGTAATTTCAATTAAGAAACGACCTGCTGTGTAAGCTGCGTGACCCGTACCTTGACCTACTAGATATAGATATTGATCTGCTGCAATATCTCCACCAGCAACCATAGTTCCTGCTGAAGCTGCACCTGCATTTATAATTTGGGTTTCAGTTAAATCACCTATAGCTGTGTCATTAACACCTGTGCCTTCAGTAGCAGAATATAAATCTATATCTGTGCCACCGCCAGCAGGAGTTTCTACACAAGTCATTGTGACTCCAAAAACTGTACCTTGGTTAGCTGTTGTTACTCTACCTATGTAAGCAACACCATCACCATCTTTACCGATAATGTCACCTGCTGTACCGCCATCTCTTAAACCTGTTAAGTCAATCATAATAGTTGTCTTAACAATGTTTACATTTGTGTCAGTATCGCTTTTAAAGCGTTCTACTTGAGTAACATAAACTGCTGCTGTGCCTTCAATACCAGCACTTCCAACAGCTTCTGTAGCCATTTTATTACCACTAGTGATTGTTATAGCACCAGTAGTAGAATTTTTTGAAATAGTTTCAAAACCATTTTCAGACCTAACTGGTCCATTAAAAGTTGTATTCGCCATATTTCCTCCTAAAGGAAAAAGTCTATCATCTTGGCTTGTCTGCTAGGTCAGTTGATAAACAATAATTTAACCCTAGATAAAAGAAAGGGAGACCCATGAAGAGTCTCCCTTAAAGTTCTTACGAACTACCTGGTGATCCAAAGATACCTAGTGGATCAGATACTCCAAAGGAATATCTTTCTCTAGCTTTGTATCTAACATTACCAGTATCAAAGTCACCATCCATAGATGTAGTCATTGGACTTCTGACGAAATGCTTCATGCCATCAGGAACATCAGTAGTGATGAAGAAAGCATTAGTATCAGTTAAATAGTGATTAACTGAGTAACCTTCTGGAATCACTCCATTAGTTTTGATTGCATTGATGTCATTGTCAGCAGTACCGACTCTGTAGTCACTTTGCAATAGTCTAGTAGCAACAAACTGAAGATCAGATGGTACTATTAGTTTTCTTGGTCTAGCTGCAATTTTAAGACCTCTTTCATCAGTATATTTACCGATTTGAATGATAGCATCTTCTAGAGATGTTTCATTTAAGTCAGCACCTGAAGAAGGTCTGTTGCTGTTAGTTCCACCACTTACAAGTGGGTGAGCTGTGCTAAATAAAGCAACACCATCACCTGAAGAGAAAGTAGTAGAGAATCCATTATTTAATGGATACGCTGCTTTCACTTGTTTTGTGTAAGCCATTGCACGAGCCAAAGCTTTAGTATATCTACCAGAGAGAGAAACATAGAGGTTATCCTCCATTGCTTCTTCTGTGATTGAATAGCCCATAGCTATTGTTTCGTGTGTGTAACGAGCTACAAAAGACTCTTGTGCAGTATCATAATTGATAGCTGAACCTTCATCTTTTACAGGAGCAGCTCCGAAACCTGACAACTTGAGTTCTTCTTCAAATGATCTTTCAGAATTCTCAGTTGCATAAATTTCTTCGTGCTCGTTCTCGTAGTTATTATATTCCTCTCCAAACAGGGCATTAAGTCCTGGAAGAAGCTGCTTAAGCTCATTAGCTCTTGATATAGCTGCCATAATTGTACTCCTTAACCAATACCTGTTGTGTTGAGCAATTGATGCCCTACGTTGAACATAACAAGCACATCAGTATAACTATCACCTATAGCACTATCTGGACCATCAACAAAGTCAACGATCTTTAATGGTAGTGTATTAGTGGTAGCTGCTGTGCTCCCGTCTACTGCGTTTTTGCTTGTACCGATTGCTGTACTACCAGCAGTTTGAACAACAGCACAGTTCTTACCAAGATCATCTTGAGTAAGAGCTTCATCTGATTGCATCTGCATAAGTATGAAAGGGTCTGTAGCAACATACGCAACAATATCATCCGCAGCAGTTGAAGCTGGGAAATATTGATTTGGTGTGAATTGACCAGTTGTTGGGTCTGTGTAAGCACAACCAAGAAAAACACCAATAGGTGTACAAGCCGTAGTACCAGTATCTTTTTGAATAGTGGTATTAGGATTATCATCAGCCCATTTTACAAAATCACCATAAAATATGGATGTACCAAAGGCATTTTTAATTTTGTAATGAGTAACTTTTCCTTGATAAGGGCTTCCAACAATTGTTCCAACAGGTCTAGCTCCGTGAGGAGTTGCACTTGACGACATAATTGTCTCCTTATATTAAATTAATTATTAAAGACTCCTAAGAATCTTTGCCAAAAGTTGTTTTTGAATTACGCTCAAACACTTGTTTGGTCGCCATTCTTCCATCCTGATCTTTAAAGTACACATTATCAACAGATTCGAGTTGAGACTGAGCTAAATTAGCAAAGTGTTCATCTCTAGCTTTCGCTTTTTCTGCTGGCATCTTGCACAATAATTGTCCTCCTATTTCTACATTTCCTTTCTTTGCCCACTCTGAGTTATGATCCATCATGTGAATTTGCAATTCAGGATGATCTTGCAGTTCACATGGTATCCATCCCTCTCGAAAGCGTCTTGATACATTAGGATTATCAGATTGTCCTAAAAGGGCAGTTCTAATATACCTAAATACCCAGCCTTCTTGTGGATTAGGTGTAGGTAGGTTTGACACATTTTCCCAATCTTGTGTGTGTTGGGTAGCCTCTCGGCTTTCTGTTCCCCTCGGGGTACGCTCTTGGTCTACAGGAGTATCAGTAGAAACTGCCTCCACTTCATTAGTGTTATTATTTTCTTCTGACATTTAAGCCTCCTTCAATAATTGATTTGCGTATTGCTCAGGACTAATTCCAAGTTGGCGAGCTAGCTTAACTTGTGTCTGAGTAAGACGTATTTGCGTGGGTTTTTTGTTTCCGCTATCCCTCGTTGCGGATGCAACAACTGTTGATGGTTGTCGTTTTGGTGCTTCTTCTTCTTGAGATATTTCTACCTCTGGAGTTGCACCGAAAAAAGTTGGAAATTGTTTACGCATAGCGTTATCAACTTCATTGTAATATTCTTCTGATTTACTAGCAGGGTCTAT